TATGTATGTATCAGTACCCCAGTCTCGCGATTTAATAACGTTTCTTGTTCTGACTGGTCTATTACTAGTAGTTGTCGAAAAGAAGAAAGAGATAAAAAAATCTAGTAATGAGCCTAGTACTAGTCTTAACTAGTCTTAACTAGTACTAGTACTGGTTTTTTTATTTTATTTAAGTATTAACTAGACTAGTTATAGTTATAGAGTGGTGGGGAAAGCGTTTCATCGTGTGGAGATGGTGGGTGGTATGATGGTTCTGATCTTGTATAGGGAGATGGGATATGCCACGGAGTCAAGTGAAGCATCCGGCATTAGCGCAGCAGGCGTTACAGGCTGATATCGTCAGGCAGGATGAGGATGATCTGAATGCGATAGTGGGATGGGAGAGGTTCTCTCCATTGAAGAAGCAGATATTGACGGTGATGCCGTGGTTCGCTGATGGGTTATCGGCGTATCGGTATATCAAGGACGATCCTGAAGCGAGTACGAATACATTTGATTCGATAAAGACTAAGGATCCGGATTTCCGTAGGGCGATAGACCATCGTAAGGGGACGCCGGTACGGATGGTGCAGCAGTTGGGAGCGGATATGTTGGGTAGAGCGATGTTGCGGTTGAATTATTACATCGATGCTCAGGATGTACCGGCACGTGACCAGCTTAAGGCGATAGAGATGATCATGAATATGAATCATATCGATTCGGGTAATGCGGGTGATAAGAATGGGATCATCAATTATGGTGAAGTGAATATGTTCAACATACCGGCAACGGAGTCGAAGCCGGAACCGATTGACAATATCGTTGTAACTGTTCAAGATAGTGATGTGGCGTGACAACGAAATTGACTGGGCCAGTCAAGTCATGCCAGCGGTGCATCGTGAGGGGTGGGTGATCTAGTTCTCTTGAGGGAAGAGTCGCTTCTAGCATGAAGGTCCTTCGCAAAGTTCCGGCATGCGCCATAAGCTTCTGAAGTACCATCGATGGTTCTTTTACTGTCGTGAGAGCTTCCACCCCTTACACCGCACTGATATCTCTACAACCTATGGGCCTATACCGTGAGACTTGGAGACTGTACAGGTAACTCCAGTTATGCATCCACGGTATCTAGAAGATCCTCATTGATTGCGTTGATGGGGATCTTCTTTTATGTGTATTATTAGGAGTAGTCAGAAGAATGATGTAAAGCTGGAGGGTCTATGTCTTCACAAACGCAGATGCTAACGATAGCGTTATCTGATGATAATGCAGCCGGTTTCTCCTCTATATCGAATACAACGCATCAAGCGATATTGCGATGCGAGACGAACTCGATCCGCTGGCGAGCTGATGGGACTGCACCGACGAATACCGGTGGGAATACCGGTACTTTGATGGCAGCGGGTGATGAATTGAAGCTGATGGGTTCTGATTATCAAGACTTCCTACGGAACTTCAAGATCATCAATGCAGCCGATGGGTCGAACGGTACGATACGAGGAGCTGGCTTCAGTGGTCTGGATCTTGCGTAACAACGATGGCAACCCAGACGACTCCTGCACCAGTAGATCTCAGTCGACTCTATGAACCCCATCCATTCCAGGTACGTGTTCACGAGTCTTCTGCGAAGAATAAAGTTATCGAGGCTGCTCGACGACTAGGCAAGAGCCGTGTCGCATTATGGGAATTGATAAAGACATGGACCGAGGTTGCACAGAGTCCTGCACCCGCAAGTCTTCAGCCACCATTCCATGCATGGATCGTCGCTCCGAGCTATCCACAATCCGAACAGGTGTGGAACGAATTGATGGCATTCATCCCCGAACAGTGGATGCGCCGTCCTCCTAATCAGGAATATAAACGTATCGAACTCAATGGTCAGCCTGGTGGCCGGTCATGGGGTTTGATAGAGGTGAAATCTGCTCACGATCCCGATTCCCTCCAGACCGCGGGGCTAGATTTCCTCTGGGTAACCGAAGCACAAGAACTCCATAATCGTGCATTCGAGAAGATGCGTCCTATGGTGAACTCACCCGGACGTATGGGTCGTGCTATATGGGAGGGTATCCCTGCCCTATGGCGGGACCATTGGTTCTGGCGCTTATGTGATTACGCTTCTGCCGGCCATGATAATTACGATTACTTCCATGGAACGGTTTACGATAATCCACTCCTGAGTGAAGAACAGTACAACGAGGTACAGGAAGAACGCCATCTCCTGACCGATTCCGCATGGAGACGGATGTATCTGGCCGAACGCTCAGAGACAGCCGGGTTCTTCAAGAATATCGAGAACTGTATCTCTGGAGATATGTTCGCTGGCCCTATGCCCGGAGCGCGATACGTAGCAGGTATCGACCTGGGACGCAAACATGACGCTTCCGTGCTATGGATAATGGATGCCGCCGAACGTAAAGGCGTCTACCATCAGAGCTGGGATTCCGGTGAAGACTGGACGCAACAGCGAGAAGGTATGATCTACGCATGCGATACGTTCGGGGTTGAACGTGTAGCCGTAGACGCAACCGGTATGGGTGGAGATATCTTCTCTCAAGCCCTCTCCGAAGCAGGATTGCCGGTAGAAGATTATATCTTCACGGAACCCACACGGATGCATATGTTGAATACATTAGCAGTCGCTATGGAACGTAATGACGTAAGATTCCCTAACGAACAAGCACTCGTTCGAGAACTCCGTGCATTCCAGTTCCTGAAGAGAGGGAATGGGAAACCACGGCCAGACCACCCGGATGGCGAACATGACGACGAGATATTCGCTCTGGGTATGGCACTGTTACTGTGTGATGAAGGCAGTCCAGAAAGTAGACGCATCCGTCCTTCTGGACGAGTAAGCTATATGCCCCCGTCAGGAAAGATACTCGGACCTGGGGCAAGATCGATGCGTGAAGCGAAACTGCAACGGATGCAGGATCGATGGGAACGTAGCGGAGTAACTCTGTAATACTATGACGCACCTGCGTGTATGGGAGTATCCAGAATGGTAGGAATGATATCGGGACGGATCCCCGCATTGGATATCTTAGAAGAAGTAGACCCGCCATCATTAGATGATGTGATCGGCCTGCTTCACGAGACACAGACCTATTTCAGAGGTTTTCATGCTGAATGTGAGAAGGTAGATGACTATTACTTCGGACGTAACGAGATCGCTACTCCCGAAGGATTCGATGCTATCCACACCTCTCAGGCACAATCCATCATCAATGTGGCAACCGATCACGTCGATGTGAACAATGCTGCTATCGATGTACCCCTCAGCTCACCTCGAGGTAAAGCCCGTGCGGAGAAACTGAAGAAGTTCTATCACGGTGTCTGGCTCAATATCCGGGCACCCGTGAAACAGACCGCAGCTAAACATGCATTCGCCTATGGCATCGGTTGGTTCAAGACCACTTGGGATGCAGACCGTTGGCCTGATTCTCCCAAGATGGATGACTATGAAGACCTTCAGGACTATAAAGATGCCATCGAAGATTTCATGGACCGACGGAATATCAATTTCCCGATCATCGCGGAGAATATAAACCCCCGTCGATTGGTCTGGGATACCTCACGTATCGGCCCAAGATGGGCTATCGAATCCTATGATATGACCTCTGCGGATGTACGGCATATGTACCCGGAATGGACGGGCGAAACGAATGGCTCCGATATGGCAACCTGGGTCGAATATTGGGATGAACGATGGTTCGTCTTCATCGCCGATAACGAAGTGGTTGCTAGTGGAGAACATGGCTATGGGTTCTTCCCTTATGTCCCGGTACAACCAGCTCGTTCTCTCGACTGGGATGACCGATCTCCACACGAACGCTATCGGGGATTGTATGCAGGTATCTATGACCTGCTCGATGAACATGCACGACTTACAACGGCCTACTCAGCGATCATCCGTAATACGGCATGGCGAACCCTTGACTTTATCGGACCAGAACATCTGGCCGAGAAAGCACGAGATAACTACGAGATCTTCAGTGGGATGAACGTCGTTCCTGCTGGAGTGGATATCCGTCCCAGTCCTATGGTTCAGGTTCCACCTGATCTTCTCCAAGAACTCAGCATCGTTGAGACACAGATAGAACAGGCCACCTTCCCGAATGTTATCCGCGGTGCCAGGCCCAGAGGCGTATCTTCTGGTTTCGGTATATCGGTACTCGCCGGCATGGGACGATTGGTATTCCAGGGTGTAGCAGATGGGATGGCTCATGCTATCGAGATCTGTAATGGTAACTTCGCTAAGCTGATCGAGAATAAAGCTAAAGGGAAACTGACCGTTCATGCACGTTCCGAGATACATAGCTTCGACCAGACCATCGGACCTGAAGATGTCCGCGGTTACTACGAGAATATCGTTACACTCAAAGCCGAAGCTCCCGAAGAACGAGAGCGTGAAGCACTACTCGCTGTTCGCTTGCTCCAAGCAGGGATCATCAGTCTGTACGAAGCACAACGACGGGCTGGTGTTACCAACCCATTGGAGATGCAGGTTGACCAAGCAGCAGAGAGTCTGCTCAAGTCACCCGCCGTACAAGAGATCATGCAGCGATTAGCAGCAGAACGGGTGAATCTATTGGGTCAAGTTGCCTCTGCGGTTGGTGGAGAAACAGGCGATATGGGACTAGATACCGGTAACCAATTCCTCCCCGGTCAAGCACAGCTCCAAGAACCAGGACAAGCAGGTATCCAGCAACAACGGGTTGCTACGAATGAATTGAATACCCAAGCATTCCCTCAAGGGATGGGCGGTATGGACCTTATGGCTAGCATGATGGGAGGCGCTCCCGGTGCAACGCGAGATCTACCTAGTGGAGATAGTGTGTGATGCCTAGAGAAGAACGAGATATAGCGAATGAAGCGATCGTCCGCGTAGCAGAGATGGCTTTCCGTGCGAATGAGGGATTAAAAAGACTGCTCCCGAAAGGTATCGGAGAAGCGGATGAGAAAGCTCCGATGACATTGAATGATATCAAGAGACTTATGGGGCGATAGCCTTGGTACAACTAAAACCAGACCAGTTACGCAGACGTGTAACACTCAATGATCAGAAGTTCGTACTAGCCGATGAGATAAGAGTCTATCCGGTTGAATCTGAATCTCAGGCGATCCGTACGATCGGCCTACAACAACGACAGAATAACCGCAAGCTCAACAAACTGGTCCGAGACTGGTCTGATGGTCTTGGTTATGCACGACTGCGACGTGATACGGATCGCGGGATCAGTGGGATGCGTGATGCAGATGCAGAGACACGATTCAATGCAGCACTAACATTGCCATTGAACCCACAAGCAGAAACACATGCATCACCAGCACATCATCTGATCTGTTACGAACACTTCAATGGCGAATTGATCGGGTTCTTCGAGGAAGATTATGCCTCGGATGCACTCCAACAGAACCCTACTCGCAAATACAACGCGAGTAACGATACCTGGGAAACACTTGATGCTGGATCAGATCCTACATTCCAGAGTAT